GAGAGGTTGTTAATTGAGTCCAATCAGTATCATCCGCATAGGTCAAATCAGCAAAGGCTGTACTGGAATTAGATCCCCAAAAAGTAAAGTCTTTAATCCCATCGCCAGTTAAAGCACCAGAGGCATGTGCGTTTTCATAATATATTCTCGTTATTACTTTAGTGGAGTCTAGGTCTATATGAAAGCGTTGTGTCTTACCATTTATGTCTCCCCAACTAACCCAAGCGTTCCCTGACCACTCACCGGTAATGGTTTTAGTTGAATCAGTTGCGTAGTACGGCCAATAATTTACGTTTGCCTTTGAAGTAGCTTTAATATAGGTATCGCTTTGGACTGGCGGATATTGGGAAGTGTAAGCAGCTGCTTCGCTAGCAACATAAGCCGCCTGCGCCGCCACGTCCGTTGAATATTCCATGTAATCAATTTCAGTGGTCGACAACATGATTTGTCCTTTGTTCATAAAGAAACGCATATACTGATCGCCTACCTCGATAACATAAGCCTGTTCAGTAGAATATTTAAAAGGGATAAGCCTTGATTTCTTTGAACTGTCTTTTGTTTCGGCAATAAACTGTGTTCCCGGTGTCCGTGTTGCGCCGCCATGTACCAATATAACGAAGTTCCGCATATACTTACAGGCACTGGGATACTGTGCCAGATCAACGCGACCCCACATTTTGGGACTCCATTCACCGGAAACAAGACTGTTTATTATCTGCGCTACTCGCATTTATCGCCTCACATCTGCCAGTTCATCGGCACTTACATTTTCTGGCGTTCCCTCAAACGCATCAATACTCTGCGCTTCATCGATCTTTGCCTGATACAGTTTCCACATACCTTCGGCGATAGTCGTGGAATTGGTCAGAGGGAAAGCGATTTGCGCGGCCAACCGTGCGGAAATAGCCGCTTTCAACAACGGGTCCATATAAGCGGGACTGATACGGTTGATGTAAGTGATTTGCGCCGTCCCTTCATCGGTGACTAAGTAACCGGCAGGAGAAGAAACATCCGCGCCCTCGACTTTAAACGTGTAATCTTCTTCCGACATTTTTAGGACGCGCAAACAACCCGTAGGCAGAATATATTTGTAATCATAGCCGAAGGTGGGTGTAGTCCCGGCAGTAAGCGCGGCAGATCGTACAGTGGCGCAATTCCAAGTATAGGCTCTCAAAACTTCGTCCACTGTTTGTTGATAAAACTGCGCTAATAACAGAGTTGCTCTGTCCGTGCCGGTCATATCGGCCAGGGTATCATGGCCTACCAACACCAACGCATTGTTACAAAGCACAAGATCAGTCGCACCATAAACTGTTGCGCCTGCGGGAATAAAACCAAGCCAGTCCATAATTCGTAAGCCAATACTACCGACTGTGGTTAATGCTGTGGTCAGCGTATCCCAAACCGCTTGACCAATTGATAATATTGTCCCTGCCGATAAGGTCATTGCTGAACCGACTGCCGCAGGAGAAGTGGGAATAAGATCGGTCTTTGCCTTAATCGCCGCAACCTCCGTGTCAACATATCCGGCGATAGTATCAAGTTTAGCATCAAGAGTTGTGCCCGTATCAACTAAAGCCGCGACATCAGTTCCTATTTCGTCTTGTAAATTAGCGGCCGTGTAAAGTGTGCAGACGAATGGTACGCATCCCGTAGTATCGTCTAAAACTTTTATCCAAATTGCATCGGCATTCATTTCAGTAGCGGAAAGGACTAAACTTAAAGTGCCGTAGGTTGTGTTTATTTCAGTCACACTTGCCGTTATGTCGGCAACCGCCCCGCCATCTTTTGATATTTTTTTAGTGTAAGTGCCGGAATTAGCAATAACCGTCCCGTCATTTTTAAAAAGACTAAAATATAGAGTAAACGCTGTATTTTTCTTCGGTGGTACTTGAGAAGCCATTGTATTACCTCATTAAAAATCGTTTCTTAATTTATCACATGCCACATCCCCAAGGTATGCAGTTGGCACGACTTGTCCAGTCATTAAAAGATCAAGTCGGTATGAAAAGGATGTTAAAAAACCTTGAATATCATCGGCTTTTACTTCAAGTCCGGGAATATCACTATCTATAAGTGGATTTGTCCCGCCTACGGTATAACCCCTTGATGTATTTGCTGCGGCTAAGTCTTTTATTTTTTCCCGCACAGCCGCTAATTCTGTTGCGGCAGTTACTACTGTTCCTGCAAATTTACTTTTTGAACTCATTATTTCCTCCTTTTAATTCCCGATAAATTCAGGGATAAATTTAGTTTTCATAATACTTTGAATAAAGGAAAGTATTTCCATCATTTCGATTTCATAAATATCTGATGTATGGCCATTTGCAAAATAGACAGAGTTAATGATGATTTTATAATATCTGTAACTCGTTGAATTGGCGAAAGTAAATTCCTGCCAATTTCCATTATTTGCACAAGCAATGTTGTAAATTTGACCATAGGCTGAATCATTATTGGAACCATATAAAATTCCTGCATTCATTCCAAAGCCGTTATAATTTAATATTCTAAGTTTGCGGACAACCTTGTTTACACCTGCGCCTAAATCATATTTCCACCAATGAGGACAGGCTTCCGCGCCGGTATCCCAAAAAGTTGCTTCGTTATTATCACAAGCGAAAGATGCTTCATTACCCACCGGACTAATCGAAGCGGTTACTGTGCCACCGGTTAATATGTCAGGGCCATAAGACATTACGGTTCACCTAACCATTCTCTTGTTCTGCCGGATAATGATCTCACCCGGCCTTTGAAATATTTTGCGTTCGCATTAAGCCATTCCTCCTTGATATTCTGCCCTAGAAACTGTGTAACTACTTTGCCTGGGGGATCAAAGAAATGCCCTGTACCGTCAATCGGAATGCCTGCTAAAATGATCTTGTCATAACCCAAAGCCAACCCGACCATTGTCGCAAATAGACCTGAACTGCCACCTCTGCCGCCTTCAATTTCCCAGATGTAATCTAAACCGTGCCGCGTTTTAAAATCATACGGCGGAAGATTATCATTATTCTCCGGCAGTCTGTGGCAGTGCGTATGCACATAACTTTCCTCACATTGATTCGTCCAGCGCAGTTGTCTCCACAATGGCGATTCTTCGGGATGCAAAGAAACACCGTGCCAAACTCTACCCTTCCAGTGCATAATCATATTGTTGATGGCGATAACCTCAACCTTAGTAAAGTCTATTTTGGCGCAATCATCCCAAATGCACTTTGCGGAACCTAAGACGACTGCTGTGCCGTGACTGTTTCCGGCACAGGCCGGGGCTTTCTCACCCCGACCATAAATGCCGTTACTTTCCCAAAGTTCAACGCCGTTTATTAACACGTTACTCCTTACGGACAGGACTTGATGATAATGACATTGATGAGACCTGTCATTTCTTCTGTTGCCGTGGTTAAGACAAGGGTCAAATCTTCCGTTGCCGTGTATGCCCTGCCAGCGATAGCGTTGCAGGCTGTCTGTTGCAATGCTGTGGTAAACACAGTGGCTTGCATGTAACGATCTGCATCACCTACGGTTGAACCATCCGAATCCTTAATATCGCCAAGAATAAGAGTTCCGGCAGAAGTAAGATCGGCGCCGGAAACCCACCCCATAACGAATGTTTCGCCTTTTCTTAACTTACCTATTCTGATTGTGGAACCAACCGCCAATGACGCGCAGGTATATGTTCCCAAAATCACCTTTAGCCGGCCTTCATATTCCGTCCCCATATAAGTAGCGGGAGTAGGAGCGGCGGCTTTTGTGTATTCAACTGTTTTTACATCACTCATATTGACCTCCGAAAATTTACTTATGGCGGGAGTAACCCCGCCAGTTAATTATTATGTTTCGATACAATCAATTTCGACCAAACCGTCTTCATCCATCCGGGTTGCGCCAATGGACATTCCAAGATAAACCTGGATTGCCATGTTTTTATCCCGGCGCGGCCCAACATCGGTGATGACATCCAATCCGATTGCCAAAAGGATTGAGTTCTTCTGCCCGGCAATACACTTTCGCGTAGTGCTGGAAAGAGTCAATCTTTCAGACCGAACGAATTTAAAGCCAAGGAAGGTGTCAACCTGACCGCCTACCAACGCTTTGATTGAGTTGTAATCGCTGGATGTGACTTCCGTGGTGCCTAACAAATCCTGTAACTGTTTTGACCCGATGACACAGAAGCGATCATTATCATCAACTTCATTACCGTCAAGAATCTGTTTGGCACTTCTCAACTTCGCAATCGTCATGCCTGCCGAAGCAGCCGCGACCTGATTGTAGGAAGTGTCAAAGGTGTAAGACGTGGAACCGTCAACTCCGCCGTAAGCCGTAGCTAGGAAAGCAGTAATGATTTCATCATCCATCGCCCGGTTCATGGCATTTCGGGCATTGATCGCGTAATTGCTGGCCGGATCAGTTAAGACTTTTTTCAAGTCCATATTATCAACAAGGTCTGCCCAGTCGTAATCGCCCGGAGAAACACGCCGTCTTAAATGTGGGGTGTTGACCAGCGGAGTATCAGCGTGACGTGAAGTCCGCTTTACCGCTGCTGTTGAGTTAAGTTGATCAAAAAACGCATTCTTCCCGATAACCCCCGCCTCGACTCTTACCAGTGGACGTAACCGGGACTCCTTTTGCTGCATTAAAATCTGCACATTGGCCGAGTATTGCTCGACCATTGCAGTTGTGATTTGAATACTCATAAATTAAACCTCCGAAAATTATTTTAATTTCAATTTTCGATGGCTCTGCCCGTTCAACGGAAGCTATCATCAGCGGCTAACACGCCCCGCTGTGAAACGGCCTGCTTTTGGCTTGCACGGACTCTTTATGAGCTACCCGACTACTTGTTTACTCCTGTTCTGCGGACTCTTGCGAGCTACCCGCTATTCAGTCCAACGCTCCCGCCAAGCACTTCTCGGCTGGTTGGCGTTGTTACAAATATCTTCCAGTTCTTCGATAGGCGCGGTCAAATCAAACTGCCTACCCGATGCCTTTGTAATTTCCTCAAGCTCCCGTCTTAAAGCGAAAGGAAGCCCAGAAACCTTCACATCTTTAAGGACGGGAGCAACCAAAGGAGGAGATGCCAAAGGTTTATTTGTCACGTTCTTTTTTGCCATCTTGTTTATCCTTTCGTTCCTGCGCTTCTTCTTGCCGTTGCATATCTTCGGTTACTTGCCTCTCATTTGCTTCACCGAATGGCCTCACTATTCGTCTGCCTTCTTTTGCTGGATCAAATGTGTCTTCCATAATTCACCTATGTCGCATTAATATTTTGTTCACCGTGAATTAAAGTATTCAATCGGTAAACTTCATCAACCGCGTCTTTATGCTTCGGGTTTTGATTATCCCAATAAGCCTTATAAAGTGGGTCTTCTTTATTCGACATAATGCTATCGAGTTTCGATTTCACATCATCAGCGCCGATATCAAATCTCTTTTCGCCCAACTTGATTGAGTCTTCACTCATCACCTTTGCGGCATTGCCCATCATTTTGATAATGAACGGGTCATCACCAAACTTATCAATGAACGCGTCAATCTGTGTTTTATCCGTTCCGCCAAAGGTTGAGAGTAATTGTTTTGCCAGTTTTACATGCTCATCGAAAGCATCTTTGGTTTTAAATTCCTTCTGCAAATCAGTGAGGGCTTTATTCCCCTTCTCTTTCTCTCCGGCCATATAGGTGTTGAACCTGTCAATCTGATTTTGGTTATCCCATTGGTACAATCCCGCCACTTGCCACGGAAGCAATCCAAGATAATGAGCAACAGCCTTAAAATTCTTTTCCCTATTCTCATCAACTGTCATACCCTCCGGTAACTTCTCTGGCCTTTCCAGTTTGTATCCTTCCGCATCCTTTGGCCTGCCTGCTTTATCAAATAGAGCATTCCAATTCTCCGGGGTATCCAGTTTGCCTGCGGGGAGTACAATCTTTTCACCGCCAATCATCTTGTTCTGGTTGGCGTATCCCTTCACAATATTACTTATAAAGTCTTTTGGTGTTTGCCCTTCGTATGGTTTAAAACTAGGATCGCCTTTCAGTTCTCCTAACACTTCATCAACATTGTTGATTGTAAACGCGGCTTCCTGACTGCCCGATTCGTTCGGATTAGGTTCTGCCATAAAATTAACCTCCTAAAAGTTTTGATTGTAATTCTGCGCTTAATTGCGCCAGAATATATAAAAATACTTTCCGTTCACCTTCACGGAAAGCCGTTTCATGCGTATCACCAATCACCATTGATGGTTCGGTAAAGTGACAGTTCTTTGCCAAGTCCTTTAAAACTTCAAAACCTTCCTGTGTAGAAAAGGTCATGCCAAAGTTAATTCGTTTCTGTTTTTCTTCAGACTGAATCTTCTCTATCTGCGTTTTACGCTTTGCTTCATCTTCATGTTTGTTGAATATGTCCATATTTTCCTTAATGCTGTTGGTTGCTATTTACCCATGTTTTGCTCATTGCCTCTGCCGGTGAACCCGTCTCCGGTGCTTTAGTCAAACCGGGCATTGACTTTGCTGCCAATGCGAGGTCTTCTGTTTGTTTCGCGTCTGCCGCCGCTTTATCTCTCGCCTGCCTGATCACATCCCTCGCTTCTGGAGTATTCAAATACTTAATTGGCATACCGCTACGTTGTGCAGTTCCAAGAGCAATCTCATCATCGTTGAAGTTATCCCAAATCCTAGGGTCTTGTTTAGCCGTTGATATTCCCTCTATGAATTGGATCGTAGAAGCAGTTGCCCTTGTTTCCGTTTGCTTCATAGCCAGCGCCAATCTACCGATATATTCAACTTCCAATCCCTGACCCATTAATTCTTGTGGGACAGGAGCGATCATTTTATTGCGATAGAGAACCCAAAAACACCTGGAGAGCATGGGATCGAATAATTCTGTCTGCAATCTTCCAAGAGCCGGGCCAAGTAATGTAAGTTTTTCTTCGATAAGTTCTCTGACTTCAGTAGCGGTCTTGTTCGGATCATTGTTTTGAGCCAGCATTAGAAATAAATCAGCATAGAAAGCTCTGTTGATTTGATCGCGGGTCTGATTCTCCGATTCAAAAGCCAGTTGTATATCACCACCCAATTCAAGAACTTCAGGTTTTTCACCTTTGCGGTGATAAATAACACTGCCCGGACTTGTACGCGTAGTCGAAAGCGCCGCCTCGGTTGAAGCTGTCAGAGGCGGATCAATGCGTTTCTGCGTAGCCCTGATGTCATCATAGCGCTGCTGATTGAGCATCTTCGTATCCGGTAGGGCATCCATGCCGCATGACCGGCCGTAATCCTCGTCATCGTCTTTTTCCCAGCGAGGAACCATATAGGGAAATTCCTTATGTCCACCTTCTTCAAGTTCTTGCTTTGTGTCTTTCTCAATATAGCGAACTGCAAAAGGCATGTTCACGGCATCCATTTTCCGCCAATCGTAATCATCCCGCGGATAGACGGCATGGATAATATCAAATTTATCTTTTTTATTTGCCTTGTAAGCCTTCTTAATTTTATCTGAACACTTATTTTGCCACTTCTGAATACATTGCCGTGCGGTGAATCTATCCAGACGATACACACCATCAACATTTCCTTCGGCGTCAACGGTGATACAGACATTCGCAATGTTGAATGACATGAAATTTAACAGGCGCTTTTTACCCTTCTCAATATAAATACAACCTGTCCCTGCCCAACCTAAATTCGTATATGTTTCATGTAAAGCCAACGGTGCGTTGCTGGAATTGATTGCCGCCCTCATTCTTTCGGTAGTACCGGAGAGCCAAAACTTCACAGCCTGATTTTCGACAAGAGCCTTATCTTTTGTCGTGATTTCAAACCAGGGATAGGCTGGCGAAGTTAAATGACCATACAAACCATTGGCAAATATTCTTAAAGCTCTGATTGCCGTGCCGTCATATATCTTCGTCATGCGTTTACCGCCAGGAGTCATCGGAGCATAAACACCTTGCCGCCTTGGGAGCATATAATCAGCAATCTCCTGAAGATGGCTTTTTAAAGTTCCCTTCTCGCTGTCCAGATCATTGTAAATATCAATTATCTTTGAGGCTTCAATTTTGCTCATCTTAAACTCCTGAAGTCGTTTGACCTACACCGCCACCTAATAAACGCGGTTTCTTTAAAAGCGGATTAGTCTGATCTGCGCCGGCGTAAACATCTTTTGTTGCCGTGGGTAGTGATCCTAATATCCTGCGGTTTTCATCTGCTTTATAAGCATTGCTGGTTGTCTTATCTTCCGTAGGCAACCCAGAAGGAACATCTAATTTCTTTGGAGGTTGTGGAACCGAAGGTGGTGTATATGCAGGCGGAGGTGGTATCTTATCCGGCGGTCCCTGAAACAACTGTTGCAATAATCCACCAATCAATGAACTCATATCTACCTCCTGAAAACATCGTATTCTGTTTGTTGACTGCGTGAGTAAGTGAATGGATTATAGGCCACGTCCTGCATTGCTTTAGCCGCAAAAGCATTCTTCGCCGGGAAGTTCCGAT